ACCTTTAGATGAATATTTTTTCAAACTGTATTGTGACCATCATATGCAACTATCGTTTCCAAGCTCTGCTAAAATGACCGCAGGAAACGCAGTGCAGAGACTTGTTGATTTATCCTTGGGCCTTACCTTTGATAAGAAAGAAGCCATCGAGTTTGAAGAAGCACAAAGAATTGTAGAGCGTGAGTATAGTTTCTACAAACCTCGCACCTTTGATGATGGGAAAGATGCAGAGGAACACCAAGAGATACGACAACACATACATTCAACAGCCGTACAAGCACACAAAGGATTGAAAGAATACTTTAAAAAGCAAAAGTTTACAGGCGAAAAGAAAGAGTTTTTTGATGTGGATGGTATTGATGTACCAACGATGTATTTGATTGACTATCGTTCAAAGAAAAAAATGATAGATTTAAAAACCAGTTGGTCTATTCGCAATCCACCCAAGAAGGATGGCACTCGAACATGGCGTATACCTAAACCAGCCAAAGAGCCAAGCACAAGTCAAATCTGTCAGCAAGCCGTTTACTGGAAGGCAACAGGCTTAACACCAGCCCTATTGTTTTGCACCGCAGATGGCTATGAGATAGCCACACCAGAGACTACCGATAAACTATCTAAGGAAAGTCTGGAGCATCATTTCAATGTGGTGAAACAACGATGGCTTGTCATACAAAACATTATGAAGAAATCATTTAATTTTGATGAAGCATTGCAGTTTGTATCACCTGATTTAGAACGCATTAAAAGCTATCAGGGAAATGATTTTGTAAAGATAGCAAAAGTAATATGGAGAATATAATGGATGAAGAATTACAACAACAAATAGATGTGATGGATATAAAACTATCAAAAATGGCAAGAGAAATGGATGATTTAACTGAAAAGTTACAGGCATTTCTTACACTTTTTAATGAAAACAACAGATTAATGAGAGAACAAAATGAAAAAAAGACAGATACCACAACATCTTAAAGACTTAATACAGACGGTTGGTATGACATTAAACGAGGCCACTTGGGATTGTCATGGAATACCTATAGTTTATCACGAGGCATTAGAGCGTATTGCAGAACATGTAGGAATTACCTTTGAAGTTCCAACTACCATAGAAAGTAAATTAGAAAAAGGTATTTTTTGTTGTCATTATGTAGGAACTGATGGTGACAAAATAGCTGAATCGTATGGAGAAGCCACACCACAAAACAATAAAAATGCTTATGCATCTGCTATGGCAGAAAAACGTGCAAAAGATAGAGTGATTCTCAAACTTATAGGTTTAAGTGGTCAAGTGTATTCAAATGACGAGGCAGATTGGAAACAAATTGAGAAAGAAAGAAAAGAAGAGGAGCGAAGAAAAAAAGTAGAGCAAAATCAAGAAGTCAAACAAGAAGAACCACCACCGTTTGAACCTGACCCAAACGCTGTATCGATTATCAAAACAGCACAAGATAAAAATTTTGAACCAGAGTACATTAAATCATTACAACCACAAGAATATGATATGGTTCTTTTACATCAAAAAATATCTAAACTAATTGATGCCGCTGATGCAAATCAATTTGCTAATAAAAATAAAAATTTTATGGATACTATTGAGCAAAAATATCCAATAGATTTTGATATACTTTGCACACAATTTGAGAAAAAATGTGACGAATTTGAAGGAGTAAATAATGGCTAAAAAGTTTAACATTATTTTGGAACAAACTTTGTTTGAACCAAAAAGATATGATAATGACCCAAATAAAAAAAATCAAGCGTTGTGCCAAGTCATAACAAAAATTGGGGATTATAATAAAACAACAAAAAGTATTGATTCTCGTGAAGTTGTGTTAGAAAAAGACAAAGAATATTCAATTCAATGTTTTCCATCAGATTTTAGAACATCGGATGATAGAGCCAAATTTACGTTGCGTATATCAGAAGTCATGGATGATGGTCAAGGTTTGCCAGTCAAACCAGCGATAAGAAGATTTAGATAAAAAAACCCTGTGTAGGAAACAAACAAAACCTACACAGGGAGTTTCAATATCAAAGGGAGGAAATCCATGATAAAAACTTCGCTCGATAAACCATACAATGAAAATTTAAAAAAAGAAATAGAAAATTTTCGTGAAGAGTTAAAAAGATTAAAAGATGAAGTCATACATTTTCAACCACCAAAACCTACACGTCAGACAAGAGCAAAAACAAGTTCTAAGGTAGCTAAAAATATAAGTGGTTGGAGAAGAGGATTCTTCTAATGCCTGAAAAAAAACAAAATGAAAACAAAGTGGTATTATGTGTTCCTAAAAATAATAACATTGTTTGCTATATGTATGAAGACCCTATAGCAAAAAAAATAAAAGAAGATATTGAGTGGGAAAAGAAAAAACAGGATAGATGGAAGAGAAGAGAAGAACAAAGAAAAAGACAAAAATTAAAAGCAAAACAAGACAGGAAGATAAGGTTACGCAGAAAGCAACTTATAGATAAATACAAAGTAAAAAAAGGATGCTGTATGTGTGGATTTAACGCATCACATACTGCACTATCCTTTGTTGTTGATAAAGAAATACAAAAAAGAAAGCTTACTGTTTCTAAAAAAATAAAATATATAAAACAATATTTTAATTATTTAAAGAAAGGAAAAGTAACCTGTAGAAATTGTATCGCTATATCTACTTCTATAGAAATAAAACCTACATCTTCTTCTTAGGTTTTTTCTTAGCTTTCTTCATAGCCATTGCAGTTGCAGCTTGCTTCTTGGCTTTCTTAGTTTTCTTCATCATACCACCACCGTAATGTCCTGGCATATCAGTCTCCTTTTCTTTCTTTCCTTTGAGGTATTCAACCTCTTTGCTTCTTGGCTTTGTTTCGTTTGCTGATGGATGCTGCTTTCGCACGAGCATCCGCTTTACTGCTTGCACCCCACGCACGAAGGCTAAGTAGTAATCTCGTAGGCTTTCCCTTACTGTCACGTTCTCTTCCTTTCATATTTCCCATTCGTGCTAAGAAACTAGCACGTCTTGGATTGTCTCCACTTCTTACTGGAGCTTTTAAATTAGCTCCTGTAGTGCGCTTGAAGTGCGCTCTACCAGCAGCGTTCAATCCACCACTAGGATTCTGAAACCGTTTGGCTACCATCTACCTGTCTCATTCTCTCTACTAAACGTCTTGCCCGGTTTGGTACTTGTGTGTACCACTTTGAATCTACCATTTCATCTGCAGCACCAGACCAGTCTCGTGCATCGACATTTGCTTTCATGCCCTTAAATTTAGATAGTCTTGGATATCCCAGATTAAACATCATATTTGCAACTATCAACTGTACTTCTTCTGGTAACTCGTTGAAGTCTTTGTAGAGTCTGTGACAATCTTCCATCGTAACAGTAATATCTAAGTTAAATGCCGACTGCACACGACTCTGTTCAATCACTGTACCAACTTCCATGTTGCATTCTGGGTCATCTTTGGTAATCAAATGCCCTATTCCAAACGTGGGTAATCCCAGATGGTCAAGATATATCTCGTATTTACAGCCCTCGTCTTCGGCTAACTGCTCTCGCAGTTTATCCACGTCCATTTTTCTTTTTGCCTTTTCTAAGTTTCTTGAAATCAGCACCTGTAATTTTGTTTCTTGGTGATGCTACTCTGGCTATCTTCATTTGTTTTGGTGATAGTTTTTTACCTGGCATTATTTCTTACCTTTCTTTTTCAACAAAGATTGTAATGTTTTGGCTTGTCCAGCGTGTGAACGTGATGCTTTACGCAAGCCTGATGCTACCTTTTTGACCTTTGCTTTTTGCTGTTTTGTCATCATTTCTTTTTCGCCTTTTTCTTTTTACCACCTCTAATTAAATCCGCATCTGCTTTTCGTGCGCCACCTTTACCTGTTGCAAATGACCGGACTCTACCAGCAGCCCAAGCGTGTTGTGAAACCTTGGGTCTACTACCAGCCGAAAAATACGCAGCCGCACCCCTGGAATACACTTTACTCAATGTTGCTTTAGATATCCCAGAAGATTTATGATATTTGTCTATAACCGCTTGCTTGCTACTCATCCTTTACTCCTTTGCTGACTTATTCTTTTCATCATAGCTGGGGTAAGTTTACCTTGTCGATACAGTTTAGCAGTGCGTTTTATCTCTGCTTCTCGTGCCTTTGGATTCTTTGCACCTCGTACATACTTCTTTGGTACACCACCTTTTGTCTTTGGAACTTTGGCAAACTTTCTCATTCTTTTGGTTTCCTTCGTATTGATTCAGCTAACCCACCGCCAAAGTAAAAACCAATTATCAATAACATAATCTCACCAATATAAAAATCTGATAAAATCATTTTTATTTCTAGCGTGTTGCCATATCCAAACATCGTCATGCCCAGCACCAAAAAAAACGAAAGCAAAAATGTGCCACCAAACATCAAAGCAAGATATCTTTGAGCCACTTTAAATGGTGCATAATTTTTTAACAGCTCCACCTTTTGAGCTGTCTTTGCTTCGATTGCTTCTGTTTCAGAAGTGTGCATGGAGTCAATTAAATCCATGCCTTTTGCCAAGACTTTATCCGAACCTAATATTTTACCTACAATAGATAGCATTACTTTTTACTCATCCATGCGGAAACACCCATGTATGCTCCTACGATACCACCGCCTGTTATATATAGCAAGTTTGACAGGTCGGTCAGCAGTTTGATGCGTGTATCTGGAATGAAAGGTGCAAACATCAATAGGGTATAGATTGCCATAAAACATAATACGGCTGTTGCCATACGTCGTTGTGCAGTAAGTTTCCGTAGTTGTGCATTTTCTTTTCTGTCTTGCATCTCCATATCATGCAAACGCATTTCATCATCATCAACAATCCCATCACCATCTGCATCTAAGTAACTGTATTTACTATCTTTTTCTAATTTCTTTTGTATCATAATGAACCTCTATTATACCAAAGATAAAATAAAAATATAAAAAATCCAGCTACAGTCATTACCAAAAACATAATACTGATAACTTCTATAAATTGTTTTCTGGCTTCTCTCTGTGCATACAGTGTTTCTTTGCGTTGTTTTCGTATATCTGCTTCCATACGCAGTAATTCTTGCCAAGCATTTGGGCCACACATACTGCTAATTAATTTACGAAGTTCATCTCTCTGGTTCTCTAATTGTTTCTTCTGAGTGAATAATTCTATTGCTTCTTCTTCAACACTTTTAGAGTTAAATATTTTTCTGAATATCGGTGGGTTTTTTGCTTCATGGTGTGCGCGGTCAATATCCGATACCGCAGACATCCATCGTGATAAGTCCTTGCCCATAGACTCAATATCTCTGCCTATAGAAACACCTCTTTTAAGTGCGTTGAAAGCAGTACCAGCTATCGCTATTGCACTTACTGGGTCAACCATTACACTATCAGCGTAACAACCGTTACGGCTGCTCCTACAACAGCAATTGTTGATACCATTGTCAATCCTTCTAATCGCCACATACGTTTATTCATGTCTTCTAGTTTTTCAACCAAACCTCTGTAACGCTCTTCGCAAATCATCTCATGTGCTGTTAATTTATCCATCAAGCACCTCGAAAAACATAAATCCATTTCGTTTCACTCTCTGCATTCATCCCTGTAAATGAAACTCCTTGGTCATCTGAGGTCATAGTTTTAAAACTACAAACAACTCTAAACTCGTTAGCAGAATTAAGTGGTGCATCTGATATTTCTGTAAAACCAGAGGGTGTAACTTTAGTGGGCAAAGCTGTACTTGTATTATTAAAAGCATAATCCACAAGTAAAATAACATCTCCAGCTGCAGTTGTTCCAGATACAACAGTATCGCTATCACTAGAACCATCTGAACCATCAGAAGGAATACCAAAACTTACAGTATTTTTTACTTTTAAAAGACGTAAAGTAAATGTGCTTGCTCCTGTAGCTTTTATAAAAAAACTGGTGAGCGTTTGTGCATTACCTTCGTCTGTTGTATCAACGCTAAATGTTGTGGCATTTGAGACACCTCGTCCATCATTCCCTATAAATATACCAACACGTCCAGCATCATTAGAATTTTGCCCTGTTTTATAATCTGTTCTTGTAAAATTACTTTGATTTACAAATGTTGCATCTTCAGCAGTGCTATCATCTCGGTTGGTTTTTACACCCACAACAATTATCGGATTATCATCGCTATTATCTGCATTTGATGGTAGCGTGACTGTTTGATTGATTGATGCGCTTCCACCTGTGTCAACATTCGCATTTACACTGCCAACAGTGTAAGTAATAGTGTCATCAAACTTATGAGAAGATGCCATGATGCCTAAAGGAATACCATTCATTAGCTTGCTGCCAAATCACCAACCAACTGCCATGTATCTGTAGCAATCTTGATGCAACTTGCTCCACTATGTTGTGCGCGAAATTTTAAAGTTGGTGTTGAATTTACCGTCACACCAGTGCCACCTGCTACTGTTACTTGCCCTGCACCTATTTGTATAAAGTCTAGCTTTGTACCTATCGGATAAGCCACACTAGAGTTTGGTGGTATTGTAAGGGTGATTGCAGAGCCGTTGGATAATGTGACTAGCTTACCACCATCAGCTAAAACAGTGGTGTAGGTTGTGCCTGTCTGTGCATTGATGGCTTGATAGGCTTGCTCTTGTAATGCAACAGTGCCTGACGCATCGGGTAATTGTATGGTGTTATCGCTTGTGGGGTCAGTGACAGTCAGGGTCGTTTCATGGTCATCATC